CCAAGCACAAGGCGTTGCAGAAGTTTTACGAAGGTATTGTGGACTTGGCGGATAGTTTTGCCGAAGCCTACCAGGGCCGTAATGGTCTTATTGGCCCTATACCGCTGATGTCGGCTAAGAAAACCGCCAATATCATTGCTTTTTTGGAAGACCAACTGGCTGAAATTGAGGCTGGCCGCTACGAAATGGTGCCGAAAACGGACACCCCGTTGCACAACCTTATTGACGGTATAGTTGAGTTGTATCTTAGCACGCTCTACAAACTCAAATTTTTAGCGTAGGATTAGGTCATGGCAGCAAATTATCTAAATCTCAGCGCGACCACGCAAATCAAGGTGGGCGCCGGCAAGCTCAAGGGCATCATGTGCAGCACGGCGTCTGCTACACCGACCCTCGCCGTCTATGACAGCGCGACCGCTGGAACGGGCGCGGTCACAATGTTTGCGGAATTTGTGCCTGGCGCGCACACGATGTACCCGCTGACGGGCGACGACGGCGGCATCTGGTTTAGCAAAGGCTTGTATGTAGTGGTCGGCGGCACCGTTGGTGTTACGTTCATCTACGAATAGGAACGAACATGGCCAAGTATTATCAGCTAAGCGTAACCGCCGGCGTGCCAAACAAGACCACGATAAAGTCGGGTTTTGGCAAGCTGAAAGGTATTTTTTGCAGTTCTGCGTCGGCCACGCCCCGCGTAACGGTCCATGACTCCGCGACACAAACGGCAACGGACCCCACGATTATCAGCCTCTTGACCCCGCAAGCCGGAGAAAATTACCCGTTGAGCGGTTCGGATGGTGGTATTGGCTTTAGCCGGGGATTGTATATACTGGCTACCGGCACAATGGAATTGACATTTATTTACGAATAACCGCACTAGCGCGGTACGCTAGGGACTTCTCAGGGGTCATAAGTGAATAACGAACTTCCTACTGCGGTTACAGCGGATACACCCGCGCCGGAATTGGAGTTAACGGTAGCTCCAACCACCGAAGATAAATCTACGCCGGATGCGTCAACGGAAGAAGTACCCAGGTCTTTCACACAAGAAGAACTGGACTCCATCGTTGGCAAACGCCTAGCGCGTGAACAAAGGAAATGGGAGCGAGATCAGGCTCAACGCGTCGCTGAACAGCAGGCTACACCCGCTTCGGTAGGGAACCTGACCGTCAGTGATTTTGAGAGTCCCGAGGCTTACGCAGAGGTTTTGGCCGAGCGTAAGGCAGAGGAATTGGTGGCTAGACGTGAAGACGCTAGGCAGCAGTCCGCAATTCTCGACGCCTATCACGATAAAGAAGAAGAAGCCCGGATTAAATACGACGACTTTCAACAGGTTGCGTACAATCCGTCGCTTTCAATCTCAAGCGTGATGGCGCAAGCGATCCAGTCTTCGGATATAGGGCCAGAGTTGATTTATCATCTCGGCGTTAATCCGAAAGAGGCAGAGCGTATTGCCCGTTTACCCGAGGTCTTGCAGGCTAAGGAAATCGGACGGCTAGAAGCCACGATGGCGTCAAATCCCCCGGTAAGAAAAACTTCAACGGCCCCGGCACCTATTGCACCTGTCACCGCACGAACCACTGGTTCCCCCGCTTATGACACCACCGACCCTCGGTCTATCAAGGCCATGTCTACATCGGATTGGATCGAAGCGGAGCGGCAACGACAGGCCAAAAAGTTCGAGGCTTCCCGTAACCGTTAACAATTTGGAAGGCTCACATGGCTAACTCTATTCTTACGATTGACATGATTACCAGGAAGTCCCTGGAAATCCTGGAAAATAACCTGGTTCTGACGCGTAACTGCAATCGTCAGTATGACGATAGCTTTGCCGTTGAAGGCGCCAAGATCGGCTCTACCCTCCGCGTCCGTCTGCCCGACCGGGCACTGGTCACGGATGGCGCGGCCTTGCAGGTGCAGGACGACAACGAGCAGTACACCACGCTCACTGTTGCCTCGCAGAAGCATATCGGCGTTAACTTTACCTCTGCCGAACTCACGATGCAGTTGGACGATTTCGCTGAACGCGTCCTGAAGCCTCGTATTTCGCAGCTTGCGTCCAGCATCGACGCTGATGTCGCCAACTCCTTCCAGAGCATCTATAGCACGGTTGGTACTCCCGGCACCACGCCGGCTACCTCGCTCGTGCTGTTGCAGGCTCAGCAGAAGTTGAACGAATACGCTTCGCCGATGAACGACCGTTATGCCACCGTCAACCCGGCTGCTAACGCCGGGCTGGTTGAGGGCATGAAGGGCTTCTTCAACCCGACCGACACCATCAGCCGCCAGTTCAAGCAGGGCATGATGGGCACGGGCGTGTTGGGCTACGACGAGGTCAATATGTCGCAGTCCATCCGCCAGTTCACCACGGGCTCGCGTTCGTTGGCGGACACCATCCTCGTCAACGGCGCTGTTTCCACCCAGGGCCAGTCCACCATCAGCATTGATGGCGGCACTGGTTCGGCGACAGTCGTGGTCGGCGACGTGTTCACCATCGCCAATGTGTTCTCGGTCAACCCGCAGACCCGCGAAAGCACGGGTTCGCTCCAGCAGTTCGTCGTTACCGCAGCCAATACGGCTTCGAGCGGCTCCTGGACGAGCATCGCGGTTTCGCCGGCGATGTACACGTCAAGCAATGCCCTAGCCACCATCAACGCGTTTCCCGCCGACAATGCGGCTGTTACGTTCGTTGGTGCGGCTTCGACGGCCTACCCGCAGAACTTGGTGTACCAGAAGAACGCCATCACGTTCGCCACCGCCGACCTCCTGCTCCCGCAGGGCGTCGACATGGCGTCGCGTCAGGTTCACAACGGCATCTCGCTCCGCGTTGTTCGTCAGTACGACATCAACAACGACCGTATGCCTTGCCGTATTGACGTTCTGTACGGTTACAGCGTGATCCGTCCGCCTATGGCTGTTCGGATTTGGGGTTAATCTTGGCCGGCCCCCGGTTCGCCGGGGGCCACCTTTTAATTGGATTGGATAAATATCATGGCACTTCCTAATGGTTCTGGCGGTTATCAGATCGGCGACGGCAACATTGCTGAAGTCGTTTTCACCAATGTTACCGTTCCCGCCGCGTACACTGCCGCTGTTACGCTTACCGCAGCGGATCTTGCGTCTGGCCTGGTCATCTACACCTCGGCCAGCACGGCTAACCTGACCCTGCCGACGGCTGCTATCACCGACGCCGCCTTCAGCAGCGCCAAGGTGGGTAGCTCGTTTGACGTAGCCCTCGTCACCACCTCAACCGGCGTTCCCACCATCGTGGTCGGCACCGGCTGGTCGCTTGCCAGCACCTCTGGTGCGGGCGTTGCTTCCAAGAGCGTTCTGTTCCGCGCCGTCAAGACCGGCGACGCTGCGTACTCCCTGTACCGCATCGCGGGTTAATAGGTTCTGCCCCGGTCGTAAGGCCGGGGCATTACTTAACGAGGTAACGTATGCTCTTCTATTTGCGGCATCCCGTACACGGCAAAAAAATTGCCAGTTTGGAAGCAGAAGCGGCTTACGACGAGGAAAATGGCTGGACCCGCTACGAACTTGATGACCCCGCGCCGCTTGTCGTAGCAGTTGCGGAAAGCATGAATAAGGACGATAAGGAGACTGCTATCAATAGTATGCCTCTGCGTCGTCGGGGGCGTCCGCCGGTAAATCGGGGCTTGTAACATGACCACCACGGCTGGCGACCAAATCAACGGCGCTTTGCGTCTGATCGGTATGTTGGCTGAGGGTGAAACGCCTTCGGCGGCGACTTCGCAAGACGCGTTGACCGCGCTTAACCAGATGATCGACTCCTGGAATACGGAGCGGTTGTCCGTATTCTCGACCCAGGACCAGGTGTTTAGCTGGACCCCTGGTCTTATTAGCCGGACGCTCGGCCCCACCGGGGACTTCGTAGGCAACCGGCCTATCCTGCTGGACGACAGCACCTATTTCCGCGACCCGGCCAACGGCATCTCGTTTGGCATAAAGATCATCAACCAGCAGCAGTACGACGGCATTGCCGTCAAAACTGTGACCAGCACTTACCCGCAGGTCATCTGGATCAACATGGACTACCCCAACATTGATATGTATATCTACCCGGTGCCGACAAAGGTACTGGAGTGGCACTTCATTTCAGTAACCGAACTTACGCAGCCGGCTGCGCTGGCGACCTCGCTGGCCTTCCCGCCAGGCTATCTGCGGGCGTTCCGCTTTAACTTGGCTTGCGAGATTGCGGCTGAGTTCGGCGTCGAGCCCTCGCGTCAGGTCCAGCGTATCGCCATGTCGTCGAAGCGCAACCTAAAGCGTATCAATAACCCCGACGATATAATGTCGCTGCCTTACAGCCTCGTCGGCACCCGCCAGCGGTTTAACATCTTTGCAGGAAACTATTAAATGGCTAACATTGCTATCTCCGCGCTGCCTGTTGCCGCTTCGCAAGCCGGCGCTGATGTGTTGCCGATTGTTCAGGCCACGACCAGCACGACCAAGCAGCTATCCATAACCAACTTATTTACCAGCCCGGCGTTTGTTACGCCCTCCCTGGGCGTTGCAAGCGGCACAAGCGTCACCACCACGGGCAATCAAGTCATCAGCAGCACCGGCAAACACGGCTACGCGACGGGCGCCGGCGGAACGGTTACCCAGGCTACCAGCAAAGCCACGGGCGTGACGTTGAGCAAGTCAACCGGCCAGATTACGATGAACAACGCCGCGCTTAATCTTGACGTAACGGTTAGCTTTACCCTGACCAACACCGTTATCGAAGCCGGCGACATTTTGATTTTGAACCACATCAGCGGCGGCACGGCAGGTTCTTACCTGCTCAACGCTCAGTCCGCCGCAGGTTCCGCCAGCATTAACGTGCGGAACATCACCGCCGGTTCATTGAGCGAAGCTATTGTAATCGCCTTCGCGGTAATCAAAGCGGTGACTGCGTAGGTGAAAACGCCCATCCTTGGCGGTAGCTATGTCGCAAGGTCGATTAACGCGGCGGACAATCGCATGGTCAACCTGTTTCCCGAAGCGGTGCCAGACGGCAGCGGCGGGAAAGAGCCGGGTTTCTTGCTGCGCTGCCCTGGCTTGCGTCTGCTTGCGACCGTTGGCACGGGGCCTATTCGCGGCCAGTGGGTAACCAATGGCGTAGCCTATGTAGTGTCGGGCAGTGAGTTCTACAGCCTAAATACAGACTGGGTTGCTACGCTGCGCGGCACCGTGTCCGGCACCGGCCCTGTCAGCATGGCCGACAACGGCACGCAGATATTCATCGCCTGTAACCCAGACGGTTTCATTTACAACACCTCCACGGCTGTACTCGGGCCAATTACCGACCCAGACTTCCCCGGCGCGGGCTCGGTTGGCTACCTTGATGGCTATTTCGTGTTCAACGAACCCAATTCGCAAAAGTTTTGGGTGACTAGCCTGTTGGACGGCACCGCTATCGACCCGCTGGATTTTGCCAGCGCGGAGGGTTACCCCGACAATGTAATCGCGTTAATTGTAGACCACCGCGAGATTTACCTGTTTGGCAACACCAGCATTGAGGTCTGGTACGACGCCGGAACGCCCGATTTCCCGCTGGCGCGTATCCAAGGCGCGTTCATGGAAGTGGGCTGCGGCGCGGCGTATTCGGTCGCCAAGCTGGACAACAGCGTGTTTTGGGTTGGCTCCGACGCCCGCGGGCGCGGGGTTGTTTACCGGGCTAACGGCTACACGCCGGCGCGCGTCTCGACCAATGCGCTGGAGTACGCCATCCAGAGCTACGGCAACATCTCCGACGCGATTGGCTACACCTACCAGCAGGACGGCCATCCGTTCTATGTGCTGATCTTCCCGTCCGCCCAAACCACATGGGCGTATGACGTAGCAACGCAATTGTGGCATGAACGCGCGGGTTTTGAAGACGGACAGTTCACAAGGCACCGCAGCAACTGCCAGATGTCGTTCAACAGCGAGATCGTGGTGGGGGACTACGAAGACGGGCGGCTGTATGCTTACGACCTTGATGTCTACGCCGATGATGGCCAGACCCAGAAGTGGCTGCGGTCGTGGAGGGCGTTGCCGACTGGTCAGAATAACCTCAAGCGTACCGCGCACCACAACCTACAGCTAGACGCCGAAACGGGCGTTGGCCTGAACGCCTACCCCGCGTACAACGCCGAAGATCTTGCTACGGAGGCGGGCGACGTCATTGTAGCCGCGTTTGTGCAAGGGTATCTGGTCACCGGGGCCGGGGACCAGTTAGCCACGGAAGCCAACGATAATAGCCAGCCGCTAGTTACCCAAGTGCAACCCGACGAAGATTACAACGGATACGCGCTGGAAACGGAAGCCTACACTGCCGCGCCGGGTTACGACCCTCAGGTCATGCTGCGCTGGTCGGACGACGGCGGGCATACCTGGTCAAACGAACATTGGAACTCAATGGGTAAGATCGGTTCTTACGGCACCAGAACCATCTGGCGGCGCCTCGGCATGACGGAAAAAATCCGTGACCGGGTGTACGAAGTGTCTGGAACAGACCCCGTCAAGATTGCCATCTTGGGCGCTGAATTGTTTATCACGCCGACTAGTTCCTGATGGCAAACCTCAACATCACCAATATCCCTGCGCCACGGGTGTCGTTCCTAGACGCACGCACTGGCCTCATGTCGCGGGAATGGTATAGGTTCTTCCTTAACCTGTTTATTCTGACGGGCAGCGGCAGCAACCCGACAACGCTAGATGAATTGCAGCTTGGGCCGCCTAACCAGCCCGAACTGGCCGAACTGCTACTCCAGATCAACCAGAATGTTGCGCCGCAATATGAGGACCAGTCAGGCGACTTCTTAGCAACCCTCGACACCGCGCAACTGATGTCCATGATGGCGCGGTTTGAGAACGCCGAAGCTGCTATCCAAGGGGCGTACCTCCAGCCGGTCGTGCAGACAGGCACCATTGCCAGCTACAATCTTGACGGTAGCCCAACATTGGGCGGCGTGGCCTACGGCACCGGCCCTGCGTTGGCGGTGAGCGCAGCGGGATCGGCGGGCCAGGTACTGACCAGCGCAGGTGCAGCAACGCCGACTTGGGCAACGCCCACCACAGGAACCGTGTCTAGCGTGTCTGTGGTGTCTGCCAACGGGCTGGCGGGGACGGTAGCTACCGCGACAACAACCCCGGCAATCACGCTCTCTACGACCATTACCGGCCTGCTCAAGGGCAACGGGACGGCAATCAGCGCAGCGGCATCTGGAACCGACTACGCCCCCGCGACTAGCGGCACCTCAATCCTGTACGGCAACGGGGCTGGCGGGTTCTCCAACGTCACCATCGGCACAGGCGTGTCATTTGCCGCTGGGACGCTGTCCGCAACTGGATCGGGCGGCACTGTCACCAGCGTGACCGGAACCGCCCCCGTTGTATCGTCTGGCGGAGCAACACCTGCCATTTCAATGCCCGCCGCTACAACGTCGGTTAACGGTTACCTGACAAGCACGGATTGGACGGCATTCAACAACAAAGTCACTATGACATACCCCGGTTCGGGTATTCCAAACTCAACCGGATCGGCCTGGGGAACGTCTTATTCAACGACTGGCAGTGGAACCGTTGTTGCATTGGCAACCAGCCCGTCGTTTACTACGCCGACCCTGGGCGCGGCATTGGCGACCAGCATCAAGTTTGGTTCCGGGGCTGTTTTAAGCTCATACGAACAAGGTTCTTGGACACCTACGCTAATAGGCTCAACAACCAACCCGTCCGTCACTTATGGTTTGCAACGCGCTATTTATACAAGAGTTGGCAGAGTTGTTACCGTTTCTTGCTTCTTATCTTGGTCTGCTTTTTCTGGCGGTTCTGGAAATGTTGGTTTTGGAAATTTGCCTTTTACAATCGAAAGCTCTGTTGGTTCTAGTTTTGCGGGTTCAATCGCGCTTTTTGATGGTTTTACGTTGAGCGCAGCCAGAACATCGGTTGGGCTTCTTGGGTCAGCCGGCACAACATATAGCCTGCCAACGTGTTTTGGCAGCGCGGTATCTTCGCAGTATATAGGTGTTGGTTCTGTTGCTGCGTCAGGATTGGTTGTTTACACCCTTACTTATTCTGTTTGAGGAACGAAAATGGCGCTAACTAAAGCATCTTACTCAATGATTACCGGGGCACCGGTAAACGTCAAAGACTATGGCGCCGTGGGCGACGGGTCTACGGACGACACGGCGGCGATGCAAGCCGCTATTACGGCTGTTGCGACAACGGGTCAGGGTTTGTATGTCCCTGCGGGAACTTACAAGATCACGGCTGTGTTGTCCTCCGCCGGCCACTTGAATATGTTTGGCGAGGGCGAAAAATCCGTGCTGGACTTCAGCGGCCTTACATCAAGTTCGTCAGGCATTACCGTGACCGGCACGGCAACCGAAATTCAAGTTGTTTCATCGGCCAGCGCGGGCAATCTGTCGGTTGTTTTTGCCTCTGCGCCGTCGCTTGTCGCCGGGGATGTGTTCTTCCTGTTCGACGACGCGGTTCTGTGGAACAGCATCCGCGCGTATTATTTTACCGGCGAATGGCTAGAATGTAAGGGCGTAAGCGGAACTACCGCGTCCACAACCACCCCGCTGTATTCATCGTACACGGCAGCAACCGTGAACGCGTACAAATTAGACAGCAAGCCTAAAGTTTCTTTTAAGAACCTTAAGTTGAACGGCGGCGTAAACATTGCTGGTTTGTTAAAGATTACTTTCTGCGACAAGCCAATTTTAGAAAACGTGATCGTTTACAACGAGAACTACCAGGGCGTTGAAATTGATCGTTGCTACCGCCCGATGCTGACTAATTGCGTGATGTATAATAAAGGCACCGGCACTTTAGATGACTACGGGCTAGTCATCAGCAACAGCCAAAAGGTTCAAATTACAGGTGGTGATTACTATTCAAGACGCCACGGGATCACAATCGGCGGCGGTAGCGGCATAGGCGCGGTCGTAAACAGAAACGTAAGAATTTCAAACCTGACCGTAAGCAACGACATAAGTTCTGCCGTGTATTCCGCCGATATGCACGGCAATACGCAAGACGTTGTTTACCAAGGCTGCACCATTTACCAAGGCTGCGGCTGGGGCGGCATGGATGTGGGTTACGATAATTGCATTATCTATTCCGCCTTTGGCGGGTGGTGCGTTTACGCGTCCGAAGTAAAGGGCGGCGAACAGTTTATTCGCAACTGCAAACTGTTCACAAAAGGAGATCCGTCAGCAACTAGCCGAGGCATTGTCGATGTCGGCGGAAATAGCAGTTCCATAACTTCTTCCACCGATGTAACGCTAAGTTTAATTGTTGAAAATACTTACGTCTATGCCGATGCTGCCTCGTCGGGAACTAATTTTATGGTGATGGCAAATGCTGGTTCTTCAGCTTACATCAACATTTACATCGACGGGCTTAGAGGCAACGTAAATGCAATGGGCGGTATTTTAAGAACAAGACTTGACTCCGGGTCTGCAACTTCGCAAGCGATTGTGGTTGACAACATCAACAATTTCCCCACGGGAACTTATTTGCATATTCCCCAAGGAAATGACTACCAGAACGTCCCGCAAAGAATGATGCAGCAATCAGGCACCGTTTCTATGACGGCGACCTCTGGGACTAAAAGCACCCTTAACGCGGGTATAACATACAAGTACGGGTACCCAAGGACGCCCGTTGCCAACTCCACGGTCGGCGGTGAAACGGGGGCGTTTTCCAATAGCGCAGCTGAAAATATCGGCGCAGCGAACTACTCTGTTTCTAGCACGGTAATCCGCCCAGCTCTTGTCTCTACGAGCAACGCCAATTGGACAGCGACGGCCACTGTCATACAAAATTGGTCCGTCCAGATCAGTGAGATTTAAAGGTAGAAATCATGGCGTTTGAGAAGGTTAGTTTTTCCGACTTAGTTGAGGTTACCGAGAACGGATGCGTTCAAGTTCGCGTTAAAACTTCCGTTAGGGAAGACGGCGTGGAGATTGGCAGCGGGTATCACCGGCATGTGGTTGCGCCAGGAGATGACTACAGCGCCGAAGATGCTAGGGTACAAGCCATCTGTGTTGCGGTACATACGGACGAAGTGATTTTGGCGTACAAAGCGGCACAAACTGAGGAACCGATATGAGCAGCGTCAATCTTTCAGCGTTCGGCGGCGTTGGCTGGCAATTTTTTGGCAACGACGGCATACCGCTGGCGGGGGGTCTGATCTACACCTACGCCGCCGGCACAACCACGCCGCAGGCCACCTACACGACTAACGCGGGGACGACGGCCCACACTAACCCGATTGTGCTGAACTCGGCAGGCCGGGTGCCCGGCGGGCAGATCTGGTTGTCGCCCGCCAGCTATAAGTTTGTCTTGCAAACCTCGACAGCGGTTCTGATCGCAACCTACGACAACGTCACTAGCGGCAGCGTGCCTGCTGTTACCAACTTCACCGGCGACGGCACCACGGTCAGTTTCAGCCTGGGCAACGCGACCAACGAAAACGCCACGAACGTCTACATCAACGGCGTTTACCAGCAAAAGAACACCTACTCCCTCAGCGGGTCAAATCTAGTGTTTTCCGCCGCGCCCCCGTACACTTCCACGATTGAAGTTAGTTACACCTAGCAGGAGCCGAACATGACTGTTACCGTAAAAGTGCTGATCCCGGCCAAGATTGCCGAGGCCACGCAGACCACGCAGTACACCGCGACCAACGTCACCACGATCATCGACAAGTTTACCGCAACCAACTACAGCGCGACGGCGGCGACCTTGAGCGTCAATCTGGTCACGGCGGCGGACACGGCTGGCAACCAGAACTTGATTACCAAGACCAAGACGCTGGCCGCTGCCGAGGTGTATACCTTCCCTGAGATTGTCGGCCAGGTGCTGATGGCGAGCGGGTTTATCTCGACTATCGCCGGGACGGCCACCGCCATCAACATCCGCGCTTCAGGGCGGGAGATCAGCTAATGGGCGAGGTCGTCCCGCTACCGTCGTCAGCGTCGGCGCTCGACATGGCCGGCAGCATCGACGCGCTCAAGACCGAACTGCTCAAGATGGACCAGTTCCAGCCTGAGACTAAAAGCACGTTCCACGGCGGGATGTACTGCCGCGAGGTGTTCCGCCCGGCGGGCTGCCTAGTCGTCGGAAAGGTCCATAAGCGCGAGCATTTCTATTTTGTCGTGTCTGGCACCGTCCTAGTGACCACGGACGACGGCCCGCAGGTTATCGCTGGCCCCCGCCTATTGTGCAGCCAACCGGGGGTGCGCCGGGCGGTTTACGCGCAGACGGACGCATTGTGCATGACGTTTCATAGAACTGATGCTACAACGGTTGAAGAAGCCGAGTTGGACTTGGTAGAAGACGACCTTTCCAGCCCGTTTGGGCCGGGTAATACGCTTAAATCGCCGCTGATAGAGGTATCACTATGACTTTTTGGGTCGCTGGCGCTGTTGTTTTAAGTACGGCGGGGTCTATGTACGCGTCTAGTAAAGCCTCGTCCGCGCAGGAAAAAGCCTCCGAACAGCAGGCGCAGACTGCCGCAAACACGCTTGCCTCTCAGCAGAGGATTGCAGAACCGTACACAACGGCTGGAGCCTTCGGCGTAAACGAACTTGCCCGGCAGCTAGGCGTCGCCGGGGACAGCGGCTCGGCGGGCTACGGCTCGCTGAATACGCCGTTTGAGCAGACAAAATTTACGGCGGACCCTGGGTATGGTTTCCGTTTGGCCGAGGGCCAGAAGGCGCTTGAACGCTCGGCGGCGGCGCGGGGCGGCTTGCTGTCCGGCTCGGCCATGAAGGGCACGCTCAACTACGCGCAGGGGCTGGCGTCGCAGGAGTACCAGAACGCCTTCAACCGCTACACCTCCCAGCGCGACACTCGGTATAACATGCTGCGGGGGCTGACGGACGTCGGCGCTGGCGCGGCGGGCTCTATGGTCGGCGCGGCGGGCACTGCCGGGGCTAATACGGCTGCCGCGCAGGGCAACGCCGGAGCGGCGCAAGCGTCTGGCTATGTCGGCGCGGCCAACGCCCTCAACTCTGGCGCGTCCAACATATCGAGCTACTTGCAAGCTAAACCGCTGAACGACGCGCTTGCGAATTATTATAAGCCCACCGCAGCCGCACCCGCCGGCGCGTCAACGATCTATTCCCTTTAGAG